AACGAAGTACTTGGTCCTGGTTTAAGTAATTGGGTTGCTACTGTAGCTAACATTGCTGATAACTTTGATATGCTTGGTGAAGCAGCTACAGAGAATTTATTTCAAAAAGCAGCTTTTGTCCTTGCAGCTGGTTTAACTGATCAAGCTGGTTTGTCTTCTTTACGTCCTCTTGTAGAAACTTTAAGTGGTAATCAATATGCTGCTTCTACTTTCGCTGCTGGTCAAATTAACTCACTTGGACCTTTAGGTGGCTTACGTAATGAATTTGGTAAGATTTTAGATGGTGGTTTAAAAGAAATTAATAATGATATAATTAGTAATCTTGCTAATCGTAACCAATTACTTGGTGTTATGGACCCTGCTAACAGATTACCTACTGTAATCAGTCCTGTAACAGGTGAAGCACCAAATAAATATACAATGCTACAACGTATTTATAATTCTTACTCACCACTTAAGATACATCCTGCAATGTCTAAAGAAGAACAATTTCTTTATGATATTGAATATGATGTCTCCAGTGCATTTAAAAAACGTAATGGTGTTGATTTGATTAATACTGAACGTGCTGAATTAAGCAGCCTTATGGGTAAAAGGGGTTATTTCAGAGATCAAATCAAAAATATTATGCGTACAGCTGATGCACGTAATACTATTAAAGAACTACAAGAAGCACGAAGACGTGGTATAAAATCTGATCAAGTACCTATTGGTAAATATGACCAGATCCATATGATGCTGGATAAAGCACTAAAAGATGCTGAAGAATTAGCTTTCGGTGAATTGGAATCACCAGTACGTCTTTCTATTGAACAACGTATTCTTGAAAAACAAATGACTGGTCAAAGAGCTGAACAAGGTTTAATGCCTGGAATTGATTCAACCCTTAACATTCGTTACTAATGGCAACTACACAAAATACATATACAGGGAATGGTTCAACCACGAACTATTCATTTACATTTGAATATTTAAAACAATCAGATGTCAAGGTAACACTTGATACTGTTGCTACAACTGCATTTACATTTGCCAACGCTACAACGCTTTCATTTACATCAGCACCCGCTAATAATGTAGCTATTCGTATCTTTAGGGATACAGCTATTGATACTCTTAGTTCTACTTTCTTCCCTGGTTCTGCTATTAAAGCAGAAGATCTAAACCAAAACTTTACTCAAAGTTTATATGTTACGCAGGAGTCAGAGACTGCTGTAGATATTTCTGATACTACGGCAAACACTGCTAAGACAACAGCTGAAGGTGCTGTAACTACAGCTAACAGTGCCGTTACTACAGCTAACTCGGCTGTAACTACAGCTAACAGTGCTGTAACCACCGCTAACAGTGCTGTAACCACCGCTAACACTGCATCTGATACTGCTAATGCTGCTTCTATAACTGCCGTAGGCGCTGCTGTTACAGCTAATACAGCATCTGCTAATGCAGCTAGTGCTGTTACAACGGCTAACACGGCATCAACTAACGCTAGTGCTGCTGTTACGACGGCAAACTCGGCTGCAACTGATGCTGCAACTGCAATTACTACTGCTAATGGTGCAGTTACAACTGCTAATTCAGCTACAACAGCTGCAGCAGCAGCTCAAACAACAGCAAATAATGCTGTTACTACAGCAAACAGTGCAGTTACTACTGCTAACACAGCTAATACTACTGCAGGTAGTGCTGTTACTACAGCTAACTCAGCTACATCTACAGCAAATACTGCTAATACAAATGCCACTAATGCCGTTTCTATTGCTAACGCAGCTAGTGCAGCTGTATCTAATGCTGTTTTATTTACGCTTGTAGCAAACGTAGCAGCGATACCTGGAAGCCCCTCTAACAATGATTATATTGAGATTGGTGATAGTACAGGTATTGAGTCTTTTAGCCCACTCTCAAGCTTGCCTAGCGGCTTTGTAGGAGCATCTGGTTTAACAGTAAGACTTAGGTACGACACCTCAGCAACCAGCTGGGTGTACATGAGTTATTTTGCTAATGATTCTGAAGATAGGTATTTTACAAAGGCTTCTGGTAATACCAATACTACAAATATTGCTACTAACGTAACTAATATTGCTACTAACGCAACTGATATTGCTACTAACGTAACTGATATTGCAGCAAAGATGCCACTAGCTGGCGGAACATTTACAGGTGCTGTTAGCTTTGATGATAATACTATTATTAAAGGTGATGCAACAAATGGTAGTGGTAAGCTAACGCTTAATTGTGAGAATAATTCACATGGTGTTCATATTAAAGGACCACCACATAGTGCAGCTGCTACTTATACGCTGACACTACCTAATGACGCTGGTACTAATGGTCAATCATTAACTACTAATGGTTCTGGTACGCTTACTTGGACTACTCAAGCTACAGATAGCATTAGTGAAGGCAATACCAGTGCGGAAGTAATCGACACTGGTACGGATGGTCGGTTTGTTGTCACTACAGAAGGCAGCGAGGCGCTGCGAGTCGACAGCTCGGGCAGGCTGTTGGTTGGTAGCACAAGCGCGTATGTATCAGACGCTAATTTCCAAGTAACGGATGATACTAACGCTAAATTTGTAATAAGTAATCCTGGCAATGCGACATACTCATTAGCGGTTGGTACAGATAACGCTCTCGCGTTTAAAGACGAATCAAATACTTTAGAGCGGATACGAATCGACAGCTCGGGCAATGTTGGGATTGGCACCGATAACACTAATGTAAGACTAAATATTTCTGGCAATTCTGCGGCCACCCAAGCTGTTGATATATTCGCTGGAAGCAATAATCCAGTTCAGTTAGCCCTGACCAATGGTTATGGGGCAAGACAAGGTCTCGTTTATGGAAATAGTGGTTCAACCGGTTATACATCGTTTGGCATAATTAGTGAAAACACGGCACTTACTTTTAAAACAGCTGCTTATAACATTGGCAATACATCTGATTTGACTACAGGTTGGACCGAGCGGATGCGCATCGACAGCTCCGGCAGGCTCTTAGTTGGTACGTCTAGTAGCAGACAAGTTGGAGATAGAACTCATTTAATTCAAATTGAAGGCAACTCGTCAGGTGATGGCGGCGTTTCTATGGTGCGTAATCTCAATGATGACAACGCAACAGCTTTCACGCTTGCCAAGACACGCAGCACATCAGTTGGCGGTACAACTATTGTTCAGAATGGCGACAAAATTGGTGAATTAGCATTCGCAGCGGCTGACGGCTCTGATGTAATTACAAGAGCTGCAACAATTAGGGCAGACGTAGACGGCACCCCTGGCGCTAATGACATGCCAGGCCGCCTAGTGTTCTCCACTACCGCCGACGGAGCGAGCAGCCCGACGGAGCGGATGAGGATTGATAGGGACGGCAACGTTAGCACGTTCGGTCAGACAAACAATATTCTGGCTCGTGTGAGCGGATCAGGAACTAGCGGCTGGATCTACTGGGGCGCTTATGGTGCCACAAGCACTCAAGACGGGACGCAGAGCTTTGGCGTCTACGCGAATGGCAACGTTGTAAACACCAATAATTCCTATGGCGCGATTTCCGACATCAAACTGAAGGAGAATATCGTTGATGCCAATTCCCAATGGAATGACCTAAAGGCACTCCAAGTCCGCAACTACAACTTTAAGGAAGGCCAGACCCACACCCAAATTGGCCTGGTCGCCCAAGAAGTCGAACTTGTCTCCCCCGGCCTCGTCAGCGAATCACCTGACCGCGACGAAGAAGGCAACGACCTTGGCACCGTCACCAAGAGCGTCAACTATTCGGTGCTCTACATGAAGGCAGTCAAAGCACTGCAGGAAGCGATGGAGCGCATTGAAACCCTCGAACAACGCCTAACTGACGCCGGCTTGTAAGCGGCAACCCGCCCCGTGTTTCCATGGGGCTTTGGTATTATTCACTCATTTTAATTAACAACATGGCTACAACTACTACTTGGAACATTGCACAGCTTGACCGCGAAACTGCTGACGGTTATGTATTTACTGCTCATTATACTATTAATGCTGCTAACGAAACATATAAGGCAGGTGCTTACGGTTCAATTGGCTTTGAAAAGCCTGAGACCCTTGTACCTTTTGCTGATCTCACAGAAGAGACAGTTGTTGGTTGGGTAAAAGAAGCACTTGGCGGTGAAGAAAAAGTAACTGAAATTGAAGCAGCACTTCAAGCACAACTTGATGAGCAAGCAGCTCCTACAAAAGCATCTGGTCTTCCTTGGTCTTAATTATGATTACACTTATCCGTCCAATCTTATTTTCATT